AATACAACTTTATAGTTGTTAACCGTACGATAATCTCCGCCGGCAGTCGTCCAAGAAGTTGAACTATCAGATTTCATCCAATTGGCAAATCCTAAATCTTTATAATTATCCATATCAAGACCCGTTCCTTCAACCCAAGATCGGGAAACGGGCGTCACCATTAATGTAAATCCTTGGGGCAACGTAAATGGAGTCTTAGCATTAAACAGTTTCAAATAAAATGAAACGCTTCCGCTTGCGGGAATTGTACCGGCGGTTCTATCGGCAGAAATTTGGGCAATCGGAAAATCAACAAGGACGCGTGATAATTCTTGTGTCTGGCCGGCCGATCCAGATTCTTGTCCATAAATGGAAAAAACCTCTAACGAATCGGCATATCCCATATTAGACCCCGATCCGCGCGTGATCAGATTTGCTTCGAACGCGTTGACGATGGTAGTATCGGCGCTAGCGGTATAGCGTGCAATCGCCATTATCTAACGGATCCTTGAATATCAACATTAGCAAACTTGAGTTCGAAAATCATATTTTTTTCTGCCAAAATGTAGCGACCGTCAGGCGTCATAGCTTTCCTAAAATCATAACTAACTTGCGAATAGGCAGCACCGTAGCGTTGATTTATCGACAAGTCTACCACATCTATAATACCATCCACTTTCTGAAGTACTTTATAAAAATCACTTATCAGGATAGACTCTCCGATATCGTATTGATTTCTAAGAAGGTAGATGCGCAGAGCTTCGGTCGCTTTAGAGAGAACCGTATACCTGTTTGCACTTGTATCCAATGCTACCATATACTTGATGCCAAAATTAACGATAAGGCCATCGAGGATATCTACAGTATCGTTCATAATTTTATACTGTAATAACCAATTTTTTAAATTATTCTTTATGGTAACGTTGGGGACTGTTAATTTTCCACTAGTATTCTCAGCAACCACATAAATATTTAAATTTCTCTTGAGATCGTTAAAATCTCTTATAACGGCGGCGCGTTTGATTGCCCCATATTTGACAGGCATCCCATAACAAATGGCCTGATAATCTTGCGCTGTTACGGCTCGGTTTTGAGTGGCAAAATAACCAAACACGCGTTGTTTAACTTCATCAGACGTTGGGAGCGAAACATCCCCGAGAAAGGGCTCGTCATTTGATACTTCCACAGACGACATCACGGCGCTTCGCTTTGAAGAGATAAGAGCGCCCTGGTTAGCAAATCTAAAGCGAGGCTTGTTGAGAATGGTAACCGTACGAGCGGCAGTATTTACATCCTCTCTTAAATTAACTCTATAACCAATTCTCAGAGTAGTATTTGACGGCGCAATACCAAACTTATCCGTGGTTATCAACTTTGTAGGATCAAAATTTATATCAGTAACGTAGTTTCTTCCGTTCAACTCAAGCACCAAGTTGGAAGGATCTATAACTGATTCAGATAACAACTCCGAGCTAGACCCATACCCAAATTGGATATAGGCATTGCCCTCGGGGGTGCGCTCCAGGGTGAAGCGGCGCGCGACGGGAACAGCTTTCAAAAGGTTCTTAACCGTATTGTTTGTCGCAGTGTTTGAATTAGGAACAGCTTTGTAAATGGTATTTTGGGAAAGATTATCAACCTCATAATATTCATGACCTTCTGAATCAGTCACAGTTAATATTTCAGCTACATTAGAAGTCTCAAGACGAACTCGCAAAAAGCGCTGAAAGTCACCAACGGTGCTTTCTTGATAAGCAACGCGGCCTGAAACTGCCGTCCCTTGGGAACGAATTATATAGCTGCTAGGCGAACCCGTCGTAGAATCTATTTTACCAGCTACAACTTGATTACTTGTCTGTGCAAAATCTACATCTTCTGTCAACGTATACGTCCCTCCCCCCGTAGAGGAAAAGGTGGAACCCTGCTGAAGCCGCGGGGCGTAGGTTAAATCGACGCCGCCGCCGCCGACTTCGGAGGGGATCTCTATATAAAAAGTAAGTAAACCATATGCAGAGGGGCTACTATTAATTTTAAATCCCATCTGTCTTGCAAGTCTAACCACATTATTATATTCAATAGCCGTGTCTAGAAAGCTTTCGTTTGTCTGATAATCTAGGTAAAAAGATAAAATGTCCCCCACATAGGCTACTGTATCCAACATTAAGGACCCAAAAGATGCTTCATTAAAATCCTGATATGTATTAGGGTAATACCTTTTAGCGTAATTCTCCAGGTCTTTGCGAATAGATGCAAAATCGCGACTCGTATAATCAATTGGTTGTAGTTTTTTGGTGCTCATTTTGAAACCCTCGTTTATTTAGGCCACACCCACCGTAAGTTCAAGACTCGCCACGATTTGTAGGGGCACTATTGTAAAGGAAACGGTCATGGATAAGTCGTGGGGATAGAAGTCGGGGTTGTTCTCGGGTACCCCAAACTGGATGTTGGTAATTTTAATATAAGGCAAATAAATCTTAACCTGTTGGCCAATTTTCTCTCTTATTGCGCTATATGTAGTTTCATTATTCATTTCAAAAAGATAAGTTTTTAACCCCACCCCAAAGCTTGGGTCCATCATCTTTTCGCCCGGGGCTGTCAATATTAACATTTTTAGATTTTGTTTGGCTAGCTCATAAAACGTAATATTTAGAGCGTAGGGCCCAAAAACTGGACTTAATGTCAATGGCAACGCAACCGATAATCCTGAACTCATGTCTCACTACTCCTCGTCCGCGGGGGCCGGTATATCGATTACCTCTGGTATGGTAGCACAACCCTCGGGATCTGTGGGTGGCGCGTCACTTACATCCTCGGCATCATCGTCCCCGAATTTAATTAGTCCTAATAACAAATAAATTAGCCCAAAAGGAAGAGGAGGAATCATCAATAAGCCCGAAACTGTGCCTGTAAAATCTACCCCAGTTTTCTTTATGCGTGGAAAGAAGTTCTTCGGCACCGAGTCCTGGCCGTCTTCGAGCCCCTTCATCACGGCGTCTAGAATACACAAAATGAAAGTCAATAAATCCTCTCCATCGACGCCGCGGTACACGTCAGCGGCATCGTCGCCTTGCGTCTCTCTAATTGCGGTCCTGGAGGTTTCATTAATAGTCTCAGCAGGAGTATCGAGTGCTGTAGACAATTGATTGAAAGCCTTCCCTGTGCCCATCTTGATAAGCTTCGATATAGCAACGTGGGGATCAATTAGTTCACACAATCCTTTCAAAATATTAATTGGTGCCATAAGCAACATCTTCAGAATAAAATCTCGGGCGGCCGCGGCCGAGCCGGAGCCTTGACCTAATTGGTTTGCTATAGTATTTTCAACCGCGGGTCTTGAAAGATTCGGCGCTGGCCTGAAGCCCTCCTCGCCTTTAATGGTTGATATTAAAATGTCTAGGGCAAGATTATTGGGGGCCAGAAACGCCTCAGTAATATTTTGAAAATATTTACTCGTAAGATGAAAGTTGTGAATAATCGGCACAAAAGTAATAATATCCTGATTAAAGGTGGTTGAAAAATATTTAATGTATTCTGATCTTTCTACTAAAACGTCTACTTCGTCATCCGTTAGCATCTGAAGCTGAAAGCTTTCGAATGCGCCTGCAACTAAAGCGACTTCTTCTCTTTGGAGGGCTGCTTCAAGCAACGAATCTCGATATTGAAACATCATCTCAAGAAGTGCAAGGCCGCGGGCCACATTTCGAATTATTGTCCAGCCCTGCTTTTGGTCAATCCTCCATGTATCCCTCGACTCGCTGCGCGCGGCTTCCCCTAGTCTTGTGGTGTACATCTGATCGTGCACGTACGCCAGGCGTTTCATAATATTAACTGGAAGAAGCCAGTAGGTGGGGTCGGAGTTTCCATAAGGGTTCCCTGGATCGCTCGGGGGGCCCCAGTTCGGGATGTCGGGGTTAAAAACAAAAAGGTCCGGAGTATGGCGCCCCTGGGCATCTTTGTGCTGGGCTGCGATGGGGTGTTGATACTGCTTAATAAAAGTAGTTTTGGCGGTAGCACTCGTTCCCAGGAGCGGCATTTCTTTCGTCATCCCGGGGTTGGAGAAGCCGGGCTTCAGGCCATCGGCCTTTTTAA